ACCCGATTTGTGGCATCCAGGAAATGATTAATACACAAACAGATATGCTCAGCATAGCGAATATTAAGAACGTATCGCGCTATTTCAAGATGCCGAATCCGCAGCAAATGCAAGCGCTTCTGAGCGCGCCAAAAGAACCCGATCCGATGACGTTGGCGGCGCAAGCGCAGTATCAAAAGGTCAAGGCAGACGCCGCGGAAGCTCTGGGGAATCAAAACCTGAAGAAGGCGCAGCAAGACCAAGATAACGCGCTGGCAATGGCTCAGTTACGAGAGAAGACTCTAAACGACCAGGCGAACATTAATCTAAAAGCGGCGCAGCTCCATGCTTCGCATACTGAGGCGCTTGGCAAGATGGCGGCCGATATGTTCAAAACCGCGCATGACGGCGCGATCGACGTGCACCAGACGCATGTCCAGTCCGCGACGGACCAGGCGGTCGCGGACACCCAGGCCGAAGCGGCCGCGCAGCAACCGCAGGGAGGCGGAGCATGACCGAGCAGACTTTTGGCGAGCGTGCGGTTGGGCTGAGTTTCAACCCGAGCGGCGACGATGCTGTTCATCTTTTGAAGAGCGCTGCCGCTTCGTTCATTGATCTCTGCCACGAAGCGCGCGAATCGATCTCTGATTCGACTGATGATCGAGAGAAAAAGCGCATGTACTCGATCGCCATCACGGAGGCGCAGACGGCGCAAATGTGGGCTGTGAAAGCGGCGACTTGGCGCAAATGACCGGACTGCCCAACATCGATCCGGCGCAGACCGATGCCCGCGCGAATGACACGCAGGCCAAGCGCGTGCTCTTCGACGAGGCGAACGAGCTCCTGCACGAGAAGGGCGTGTTCATGCTCGCGGTGCGGGCGCTCCGGATCAAATGGTTCAACGAGCTTTTGGACACGACGGATCGGGATAAGGATCGCGAACTGAAGGCGAAGCTTCAGGTCTTGCGGGCGATTCCGGACGAGCTCCAGGGCTTTATTAACGACTATAAGATGGCAATTGACAGACAGAACAAGCATGCCCCTAGAAGGCCTTGATAGCGCCGCCTCCGCTTTCGAGCGGGCGATCGATCCGGCTCAGACCGCCAACGAGGGAACGCCGCGGGCCCGCGATACGGGCGGCCGTTTTGCGCAGGTGGCGGAGAAGCCGGAGCCGTTTCTCGAGATTAGGATGCTCGAGGGCGATCCGGAGACGGGCGACACCAACGATGCGGGAGACGATCCTCGCCTTGCCGCTCGAGAAAGGGAGATCGCAGATGGCCGGTTTGACGAGAGGGCGGAGCGGGAAAGCGCTCAGAACGCCGAAAACAAGCGTCGGGATGCCGCCGCCGCAAGCGAAACTGACAGCGCAACCGATGCTGAGCAAGCCGGCGCCGAAACCGAAGCCGCCAGCGATGACGATCGCGAAGCCCCGGATAACGATGCGGATGAAGTCGATGAAGAAGCCCAGTATGAAATAACCGTCGACGGCGAGCCGCAGACAGTATCGCTGGGCGAGCTTCGCGACGGCTACATCCGCACCGCGACGTTCCATAGCCGGTTGAACAAGGTCAACGAGCATAGGCAAGCGGTCGATCAAGAGCATACGCGCGTCAGCCAATTGCGCGACATCTACGTTAACGGTCTGAGCGCGCTCGACGAGGACATTCGTGCGCTGACGCCGGTAGAGCCCGACTGGGACGTCGAATATGCGCGCGACGCGCTTGGCGCCAGGCGCAAGCAGAAGCAATTCCAAGAAGTTTACACGAAACTCAACCAGGTCCGCGCCAATCGCGCCTGGGCGCTTCAGAACGCGCGCGAAGAGCATGATCGCGCGAGTGCAAAATACGCGGTAGAACAGTTCACACAGTTCGTCCAAGACCACTCGAAAGTGATCAAGGATGAGCCATCGCTGCAACGTGTGATCGGCGGCATGCGCAAGACTGCGCTGGCCGAAGGTTTCACGGAGCCGGAGGTGGCAGGCGTCTACGACAAGAGGATGCTTAACGTCCTCTTCAAAGCGTGGATGTTCGACCAGGGATTGACGGTAAGGGCACAGCCACAAGCGGTCCTCCCTGGTAGAGGCAAGGCGTTGGTACCCGGAGCCGCTACGCCCATTGGGAATGCTGGCAGACGGAACATCGACGAAGCCCAGCGGCAACTAGCCCGCACAGGACGAATGGAAGACGCAACAGCGTATTTCCAGAGGCTTCTCAGATGATCCGGAGATCAACCCATGGCGAAGGTGACGAATGCTTTCACGACTTACCAAGCAGTAGGTAATCGCGAAGATCTATCGAATGCGATCTATAATATAGACCCATTCGACACTCCAGTTATGTCTGCGATTCGACGTAGAAACGTCAAGAATCGACTGTTTGATTGGCAGACTGAATTCCTTCCTCTTGTCGCTCCGCCGTCGATTACTGGTTCGCCTGCTCCCGGTGCGCCAGGCGCTCCGAATGCGCAAGTTGAAGGCTTTCAACTCATCAATCAGCCGGCGCAGCCGACGATCCGGCAAAACAACGTCACACAGATCTCGGAAAGAGACGCGACCGTGTCAGGCTCGCAACAGGAAAGCGATGCTGCCGGTAAAGGGTCAGAGATGGCCCACCAAATGGCAATGACTTCGAAAGTACTTAAAAGCGATATCGAAGTGTCTTTGTGTTCGCGCCAGGCGCGCGTCGACGGCTCGGACGCCGCTACGCCGGTTGCGCGCGTCAGCGAGGGCTTCGCCCATTGGCTTGGCCGCGCCACGAGCAAGACCAACGCCACTGGCGCCGCGATCGCGCCTGGCACGGCGACGACCGGTCTGCCGACGACCGCCTATGCGGTCTTTAATCCGCCAACGGCAGTCCCTTTGACAGAAGAAATGCTCGGCGATGCTATGCAACTAGCGTATACCAACGGCGCTTCACCGACACTCTGGGTTGTGCCGCCAGGCCCGAAGCGTACAGTCTCAACATTCGTTGGTCGTTCTACTACGCAAGTCTTGGTTGGCAAGACGGAAGTCGTAAGCACGGTCGACGTTATTGCGACGGACTTTGGCAGAGTGAAGTGCATTCCTTCACGCTGGCTCGCGCCTGACATCGGGTTACTGATTGATTCGGACTATGCCGCAGTCGCGTTTTTCCGCAGCTTCAGACAGTATTTGATGGCTCGAATCGGTGACGCGGAAAGCCGTATGATCGTCGTCGAGTGGGGCGTCGAGATGAGGAACAGCTTAGCGCATGTCCTTTTCAACGGGATCACCGCCTAATACATGCGGCGTTGATTTAGTCTAGACTCGGAAACTGTCGCCCAGCGACAGTTTCCAGGGGTATATCCTAAATCGTTATCAATGCGGTCTAAGATATAGCCTCGCGGCTTTGGACCCATATCGGCGAGGAAGTTTTGGAAATCATGCCAGAGATAGCAAACTGTGATCCCTCGGCCGCCATAGTCGGAAAATCGCTTGTTCTTGGGATTTTCACACCGCTGTATTGCGTGATACCAAGCAACGTAGGTTGGCGAGGGTCTCCCTCTGGGCGCATGGCCATGCGTGGTCTGTCGCGCACGAAGAACATCACCTTTGCGACATCCGCAGGTTTTGGTGTTTCCGCTCGCGACGTTGCTAGCGAGGGCAATCGTTTCGTTACCGCAATCGCATCGGTAGACCCATTTCGATCGACCAGTATAACGCACGGCGACGAGGTTGGAGAAACGCTGTCCAGTAATGTCAATAAGTCTTATCATAATTCATTTAATGGCATCTTCTTTACAGAAGGTCAATGCTAAATGGTCGCGACGCCGATTTGGATCGCTGGATATGGCGGTTCGCCTCGTGGCGGCGCGGCCCCGATCTCGATTGCCTCGTATGGGAAGGCCCCAAACAGTCCTCCTGTCGGCCTCGTCGAGACTTGGATTGTCGGCTATGGCCGGTTGCCTCCGACTGGGCCGAGCGTGGTTTGGGTTACGCCGCCCGCTGGGGCGACGCCGGTCTGGATCGCTGGCGTGGGGGGCACGGTTCGTGGCTGAGACTCGCAGATTGTACATGGTCCGCGACGGGATCGTCCGTGAGACGATCTACGACGAAAGTGAAGGCCGCCTCGTCGTCAATGCGACGCAATATCTCGACGAGATCCTCGATGGCATCGCGCGCGATCGCGAGACGATGCGGAAGACCGAGAACAAGAAGATCGCGACTCTTCCCGCGGTCGTCGTCGAGGATCTGATCAAGCGCGAAATCTACGATGATCCGGAGCGGTTTGATCGCTGGCTCAACTCGAGCGAAGCGGCGCCCTGGCGCGTCTGGGGAGGGAGGGTTTGATGTCTCACAAGCCTGGCGAAAAGAAACCCCCACGCAAGCCGAAGCCGCGATGACTCAACTCACAGAACACTTCACGCTCGAGGAATTCACAGACTCGCAGACCGCGGCCCGCAAAGGTCTTCCCAATACGCCGCCGACGTACGAGCTCGAGCACCTCGAGCACACCGCTAAGGTGATGGAAAAAGTTCGTGCTCTGCTGGGCGATAAGCCGATTCTAATCAGTTCCGGCTATCGGAGTCCGCAGGTCAACGCCGC